CAGGCTAGACGTGAAGCGCAGCTCCAACAGGCTGAAAGCCAAATGGATGCTGTGGATAACAGCTACTTGCGTAACTCAGACCCTCGTATGCCCGTTCTAAATCCAGAGCGAAGCACACGATCTTCGTTTGGCAAGTGACTCGAAAGGGTAGCTTGTCGTAATTTTAAACTTTTAGGAGTATGAGACATGGCTACTACAGCAGCTCCCTACGGTCTACGTCCGATCAGACGATCAGACGGAATGCCGTATGCAGGTTCTACGAACCAATATCTCATCGATCCCGCAGGTGAAGGTACAAACCTATTTTATGGTCAAGCCGTTATCATAGGGGCAGATGGGTACATTGCGTTGGCTACAGGTACAGGTGCAGACCTAACCTCCAACAGCATCTCAGGCACTTCAGGCGTTGGCGCAATAGGCGTTTTCGTTGGTTGTGAATATGTAAACTCTTCAGGTCAACGTGTTCAGGCACAGTACTATCCATCTGGAACAAACAGTGCTAGTACTGCTATTAAAGCCTATGTGATTGATGATCCGAATGTATTATTTCAAGCACAGCTTGATGGTGCAGGCGCTCAAACAATCATTGGCACAAACACATTCTTTGCGGCAGCGCAGAGCACCTCAACTGGTTCTACAGTTACAGGTAACTCTACGTCAGCATTGGATGCGACTGTACAAACGGCTGCGGCAGCTTTCCGCATCGTTTCTCATGTGTCAGATCCAAGTGACGCATTTCCAGATGTTCTTGTAAAGTTCAATCCTGGTGGTCACCAAATGACAAATAATGTTGGCTTATAAGGAGTTTAGACGATGGCTATATCACGCGCACAGCTCCTTAAAGAGCTACTACCAGGTCTTAACGCTCTGTTCGGTCTAGAGTACGAAAAGTACGAAGGCGAGCATGCAGAGATCTATGAAACAGAAAACTCAGATCGTAGTTTTGAAGAAGAAGTGAAGTTGTCAGGATTTGGCGCAGCTCCAGTTAAAGCTGAAGGTGCATCAATATCTTACGACAATGCACAAGAATCATTCACAGCTCGTTACAACCACGAAACGGTTGCAATGGGATTTTCTATCACTGAAGAAGCGATGGAAGATAACCTGTATGATTCACTATCTGCTCGTTATACTAAAGCTCTTGCTAGAGCTATGGCATATACAAAGCAGGTTAAGGCGGCATCTTTGCTTAATACAGGCTTCGACACATTCAAGTCAGGTGACGGATCGTTCTTGTTTGCAACTGACCACCCAACTGTTGAGGGCGGTACAAACGCAAACGAACCTGCGGTTGCGGCTGATCTGAACGAAACATCTTTAGAGCAAGCAGTTATCGATATTGCTGCGTTCACTGACGAGCGTGGCCTATTGATTGCGGCACGTCCTCGTAAGTTGATCGTTCCACCTGCATTGATGTTTGTTGCGACTCGCTTGTTGCAGACAGATCTTCGTGTCGGAACAGCCGATAATGATATCAACGCACTAAACACTAATGGCTCCATACCAGAAGGTTACCGCGTAAATCATTATCTAACTGATACTGATGCGTTCTTCCTAACTACAGATGTTCCAAACGGCATGAAGCACTTCGTGCGTACTCCGATGCAGACATCTATGGACGGAGACTTCGATACAGGTAATGTTCGCTACAAAGCTAGAGAGCGTTACTCTTTCGGTGTATCAGATCCATTAGGAATGTACGGATCTCCAGGTGCATAAGTTCAATTGAACTTTTAGAGGGGGCGGGTTTACTCGCCCCTTTCTTTTTTTAAAAAGTATGTTATTCTGCATTTGGGGTAACACAAGCCTTGCAGACAGGATTCCGCCCCACCTGACGTTGCACAGACTGCTAGGCGAAACCTTGTGCAAGGGGTATTAATATGGCTTCAACTACATTTTCAGGCCCAGTGACATCTACTGGTGGTTTTATCAGCGGTTCAGATTCTCTGGTTTCTATTACAGCAGACGCAACAATGACCTCTGCTTCAAACGCAGGTCGAACAATGAACCTAAATATAGCATCTGGTGCTACTGTAACTTTACCTGCGGCTTCAGGTACAGGAAACACATATCGTTTCTTTGTTCAGACAACCGTAACTTCTAACAGCTATAAGATCCAAGTTGCTAACGCTAATGACACAATGTCTGGCGTTGCAGTGGTTGCAAACGATGGTGGTGCTACAGCCTCTATCTTTGAGACAGCAGCAGACAGCGACACGATTACTTTAAATGGCACTACAACAGGTGGTATTCTTGGTGGGCAAGTTGAAATTCAAGATGTTGCATCAAACAAATTTCGTGTTCTTATAAACCAAGCAGCAACAGGATCAGAGGCTACTCCGTTTAGCGCAGCCGTTTCATAGGTGAATCATGGGTAAATTAACCGCAATGAAGCCCCGTAAAGGGGTTCGTGCAAGGAACAAAGACGGGACATTAAAGGCTGATGACCCGTCAACTCCTGACGTAAACGAAGCATGGGAGGGTGGTAAAGCACCTGCGAAACGCAAAACTCCCACAAAGAAAAAGGAGTAAAACATGCGTTCTGATGTACAAACGAAACGTGTTACTGGCACAGGATCTCTTGCTGTTGGCCCTGCGAGAATAAGACAGATTCAAGTTCTTACAACATCTGGGTCTCCACGCTTAACCATTACAGATGGCAATGGTGGTTCTACAGTTCTTGATTTAGATTTCAAAGCATCTGATTCTCATTCAGTAAACATTCCATCTGATGGTATTCGTGTTAGTGACATACATGTTTCAGCGTTTACAAACATTACTGCAATGACAGTTTTTTATAACTGATAAGGTTATGGCTGAAAAGAAATCAAAAAAAGATCCCCGCCTCGCAAGGGCAGGGGTCTCTGGTTATAACAAACCAAAGCGCACACCCAATCATCCCAAGAAGTCACACATCGTTGTGGCAAAGCAGGGGGATAAGGTAAAGACAATTCGCTTTGGTCAGCAGGGCGTTAAAACAAATCAAACTGTAGGTCAGCGTAAAGCTTTTAAATTAAGACATGCTAAGAATATTAGTAAAGGAAAGATGAGCGCAGCTTATTGGGCAGATAGGACTAAGTGGAGTCCAAGCAAAACAAAGTCTAGCTCTCCTAAATGGAAGAAGGGGTCATAAATGGCAAAACGTCCTAAACCAAAGAAAAATATAGATATAACTGCGGGAGGATACTCTCCTCTTCGATTGCTTATGGGTGCTGCATTAAAAAGAGATGAAAGAAAAAGATTTGAAAAAGAAGATAAGGCATATCGAAAAGCTTTAAAGGAAATGGGTATGTTTGAAGAAGGCGGTGGAAGAGCTAACGTACCACGTAAGTTTAGGGGCATGATGAAATCTGAGGGTGGCAAATTGAAAAAATCTGTGGATGGTATTGCGTCTAGCGGATTAACTCGCGCTTCAACAAAAGCTTTTGGTAAAACAGAATGACGATCTCTCGCGCTCAGATGAAGAGTCAATTGAAAGGTAATAGAGTGAAATTAGATAAAGCAGGATTTGATCCAACTGGTGATGACGCTAAAGACCTTAACATAATTCGTATGGGTAAAGGCGGAAAAACTGAAAGTAAAGTTAATGAGGCAGGTAACTATACTCAGCCTACAAAAAGAAAGCGTTTATTTAATAGAATAAAAGCAGGTGGTAAGGGCGGAGCACCTGGGCAATGGTCTGCTAGAAAAGCTCAAATGCTTGCTAAAGCCTACAAGAAAGCAGGGGGAGGTTACAAAAGTTGATGGCACTTACTAATGTAAACAGAAGAAAAGTAAAAAAAGTTGTTAAGGGTTTAAATAAGGCTTCAAAGACGCATGCAAAACAAGCTAAAACCTTGAAAGGCATAATAGGGAATGGCAAAGCGAAAAGACCCAAGAGTAGGAACAGGTAAAAAGCCAAAAGGTTCTGGACGCAGGTTGTATACTGACGAGAACCCGAAGGATACAGTAAGAATAAAATATGCTACGCCCGCAGATGCAAGGGCAACGGCAGCAAAGGTAAAAAGGATAAATAAACCTTATGCTCGTAAAATACAGATACTGACTGTGATGGAGCAAAGAAGTAAGGTGTCTGGAAAAACGGAGCAAGCAAGGATAGCAAAGAAAGCCAAGGAGAGCTTGAGGAAACAACATGGCGCTAAAAAAGTCGCAAAAAAGTCTTAAAGCATGGACGAAGCAGAAGTGGAGAACCAAGAGTGGCAAACCGTCTACGCAAGGGCCTAATGCTACTGGTGAACGGTATCTACCTTCTTCGGCTATTAAGTCTCTTAGCAGCAGTGAGTATGCAGCTACCTCAAGAGCAAAGAGAAGAGGCAAGGCTTCAGGCAAGCAGTATGTGGCTCAACCTAAGAAAATTGCAAAGAAAACCAAGCGGCACAGAAGTGTAGTTACATAGGAAATTATCATGGCAGTAGTAACACCAGATCTACCAGAATTGTTTGAAGAAGCTTATGAACGGGCAGGTCTTGAAATGCGTTCAGGCTATGATCTTAAAACGGCTCGAAGGAGCCTTAACATTTTAACATTGGAGTGGCAAAACCGTGGGCTTAATCTCTTCACTATTGAATCTAATACTCTATCCATTTCGGCAGGTACTGCGACTTATACGCTACCTGCTGACACGATTGACATCATCGAACACCAAATCCGCACAGGTACAGGTACAAACCAAACCGATACGAACCTCCAAAGGGTCAGTGTCGCAACCTACGCCCAACAAACCAACAAAGAAACGGAAGGTAGGCCGACCCAAATCTTCGTCCAAAGGCTCCCAACAGAAACGAAAGTAACTTTGTGGCCTGTACCAGATAGCACAACAACCTATACGCTTTTTTATTATAGGTTAAAAGGTATAGATGGTCTCTCCTCTGGTATAGGATCTACCGTTACATCTGTGCCTCCGCGCTTTGTTCCTGCGCTAGTTTCTGGATTGGCTTATTATATAGCTATGAAAAAGCCAGAAGTTGCTGACAGGGCAGCTCCGCTGAAACAGGAATACGAGTTTCAGTTTCAACTTGCGGCAGGAGAGGACGAAGAAACAGCATCAATTAAGTTTGTTCCTTTTGATACTTTCATGGCAGGTGGTTAATGAGTTACGCAAAAGCTAAATATGCGTTTGGTTTCTGCGACAAGACGGGGTTTAGATACCCGCTAAAAGATCTTGTTCCTGAATATAACAACGGCGTTAAGACAGGATTTCTTGTTGGAAGAGATGTTGTTGACCCCGATCAGCCTCAGAACTTTCTTGGTAGAATAAAAATAAATGATCCTCAGTCTTTGCGTAACCCAAGACCTGACACATCTCTTGTAGAGAGCAGAGCCTTATATGGCTTTGATCCTGTAGGTAATGCTGCGATATTTATGACTGCATCAGTTGGTAGGGTGTCTGTAACAACAACAGAGGTAGAAGCAATTACTGGTGTATCAGCTACAGGTGCTGTTGGTTCAGTAACGGTATCAGTTGCAGCAACTTTTGACAGCACATCAATTACATTAGACTCAACATCACAGACATTTGACGAGGGATAAAAGATGGCAAAACAAACAGTAGGTATTGGCTCATCTGCAAATGACGGTACAGGGGACACCCTTCGTGCAGGTGCGGATAAAATAAATGATAACTTTAATGAGATTTATGCTGCATTAGGTAACAGTTCTAATGTTCTTACTGATATAATTGATTCAAATGGTTTATTTGATGTTAGCTCTGGTGCAAATAAAATTGTATTCTATTATGCAGCTTTAAGCGATTTGCCAAGTGCTTCCACATATCATGGCGCTGTGGCGCATGTGCATGCTACTGCGGGGCTGTATTTCGCGCACGGTGGCAATTGGATTAGACTAAATGACGAAGTATCTGGCCCTGTAACTAAGTATACAGCAGGAACAAGCGGTTCTTCTGCATATACTTTTACTGGCCCTGGGGCTACTGCGGGTAATAATCCAAACTTTACTTTTTATAAAGGTCACACATACCTTATAGACAATACGGCAAATGTAAGTAGTCATCCTTTGCAGATTAGAACATCAGATGGAGGATCTGCTTTTACCACTGGTGTTACAGAAAATTATAATTCAACAACAGGATTGACACAATTTATTGTGCCTCATGAACCCTCCGATACATCTCTAGTGTATCAATGTACCAATCATAGTGCTATGGTGGGGAATATAACTATTGTTTAACGCCACAACTGCAAGGAGACTAAAATGGCTATGAAGAAAAAAGGTTACGCCAAAGGTGGCGCAATGAAAAAGAAAGGTTACGCGAAAGGCGGAGCCATGAAGAAGAAGGGCATGGCTAAAGGCGGTGCTATGAAAAAACCAATCGCTATGAAAAAGGGTAGCAAGCTTAGAATGGTAGAGAAGAACGGAAAGAAAGTTCCATTCTTTGCTGCTGATGGCGTAGGTAAAATGAAGGATGGTGGCGTCACAAAGCCTAAGAAAAGACCCGCAGCTATGGTAAAGCCTAAGCCAAGACCAACGTCAGCTAAAGCAACGTCTGCAACACCTACTAGGAAAAAAGGTGACAGAGCAGGAGTTACTGCTAAAAAAACAAAAAGACCAAGCACTGCTAAAAAATCAACTATTAGATCAGCAATTGCAAAAGGAATAGTAAGCGGAGTAATGGGTGGTGGAGCAGCAAAGGCTGCGTCAAAACTTGGTAAAACAGCCGCTAAAAAACGTAAACTTAATCAGGCCGTAACGAAGGCAAGAAAAACAGCCGTTAAAGCAATGGGCGGTGGGATGATGAAGAAAAAAGGTATGGCTAAAGGAGGAGCCATGAAGAAGAAGGGTTACGCCAAGGGTGGAGCTATCAAGAAAATGGGTGGTGGTTCTATGAGAAAGAAAGGAATGGCTAAGGGTGGAGTCATGAAGAAACAAATTGGTGGTAGAATGAAATCAAAAGGAAGAGCAAGAGGGGGAGTAGCTCGTGGTAGTGGTGCAGCAAGGCCGCAGAAGTTTACTCGCAATGGGTAAGAATGGCATATTTGCAAAGCAACATACCGCATTTCAAATGTTGGGTTCGCCGTGAATATACTTGTAATCACGAGCGTTATCATGGCGAGTTCCTTCATGCGATGGCTATTGCGGTAACAACGATGCCTAATAGGTGTCTAAGTTTTCAGGTTATATTCACAGGATCTGAGGCTGATGAAGAAGGTGAAGAGAATGTACACGGTGGTGCAATGTGGGCTAGAATGCCGATAACTGCTTTAGTAGCTGATGAGCCACTAGAGGATTGGCCTGAACCTATGGCGGTGCATGACGCACAGCCTTGGGACTGTTCAGCTTACAATCATGCTGTGTATGTTTTAGATAGAGCAACTCCATGTCCTTGGATAGCTAAGATAGATGGTAGTATGTATGCAGCAAAGTATTTGTTTACCGTTGATTATGCAGAGAGTGAGATAGCAGATGACCCTGCACAGCATAAGCAGAGTCATGTTATGCAGTTGCTTGATGCAGGAGAATGGACTGGGAACATAGTGGCACTTCCAAATAATCGTGTAAGGGTAACGCATCCTGCATGGTTTGAGACTGGAAAGGGTGCTCCTGACTTCATGCCATCTCAGCATATACACTATTCAAAAAGTGATTTAGACTATACACTGGACGTGAATAGAGTGTTCGATAATCTTTATAATGAGGCTGAAGAATGAATTACGCTGAGTTACTACAGTCTATACAGGACTTTACAGAGAATAACGAAACAACTTTTGTTGCAGAAATACCTACGTTTGTGAGGCAGGCAGAAGAGCTGATCTATAGAACCGTAATGATTCCAGAGCTTAGAAAGAATGTGACTGCTAACATGACTGCTAGTAATCCATACGTTGCTAGACCTTCAGATTTTCTAGCTCCGTTTTCTTTTGCTGTAGTTGATGGAAGTAGTAACTATAACTTTCTCATTGAGAAAGATGTAAACTTTATGCGTGAAGCATATCCTAATCAATCAACGACTGGACTTCCAAAATATTATTCAGAGTTTGATGGAGATGTAACATCACCTAGTTCCTCTGGTAACTTTATAGTGGCTCCAACACCAGACACTACTTATTTAGTTCAATTGCACTATTATTTTGATCCACCTTCGATTGTCACCTCTAGCACGTCATGGCTAGGAGATAATGCAGAGCAGGCTTTACTATATGGTAGTTTAGTAAACGCTTATATTTTTATGAAGGGTGAACAAGATATTCTTGCAATGTATAAAGAAAAATTCGATGAAGCATTACAAAGGTTAATGGTTTTAGGAGAAGGCAG